ATGATTGGCTTTTTGTATTTGCTTTGCTACTTTTTCTTCTAAACCAGAACGAAACCCATTCTTTCTAGATTTTATGTATCCTTTTTTATTATATTTTGACTTTGGAACCATTTTCTATAATTCCATTTACACTTAAATCAAGAGAAGATATAGGAAGATTATAACAGTCTGCTTTAACAAAGTAATTATTACTTGGATCATGCTCACCTTTTGCTAGGTAAACTGCATTACTAAAATAATCATCTCGTTCCTTTAAACCAAGAAACCATCCTACAGATTGGTCATTCAATACTCTTACAAAAGCAAAGTAGTCACAGTCTTGTTTTCGTGTGATATCAGCTACACTACAATCATAGTTTGGCTTTGGTGTAACAGAAGTTTTCTTTGTTTTAACATCAATAGTTTTACTGTTTACAACTAAATCATAGTCTCGTGTGTTATGTTCTTTTCCTCCTAAAACTTTTCTTACAATCTCTTCTCCTAGAAACCCAAAAACATTTCCCTTACCTCTCGTAATAGATTTGTACAACACTCCCATCTCTTTTGCTTTACGATGAGATACACTACGCATTTTATCTGTTATCTTTACTTCAATCATAATACGGCTCCTTTATCTATGTATTGCACAATAGGTTTTTCTTTTGCCTTACTAACTTTAGATGCTTGTTCTGATAATGAATTTCCCCAACACTCAAAACGAAAGTCACAAAACTTACACTCTGTACCTAGCACATACCTTCCACTAGGAACTCCCCTGTATGTTTCTTTTATAGGTTCATAGCATCGAGAAAATTTGTTTTCTTTCAATGTATTAACAGTTTTTTCTAAAGATTTTATAACGGTGTCTACATCATTAGTATACTTTATGTACTTAAACTCTCCTGATGAATGATTGATAACCCACCATCCACCTGCTTCTACTCCTTTACCTTTAGCATATATAGCAAGTTGGCCTACGTAACCAAAGCTATCATGCTTTGCTATGTTTTCTCCTCCTGTCCATTTACTTTTATAACTCCAAGGACTAGCAGATTTTATGTCATCAACTTTACCATCGACAATAAGATCATACTCTCCGCTAATTGTTTCTCCAGCTATTTCTACTTGAACTCTTTCTGGTTCACCATACTTAACTCCTGCTTCATTTAATACTCCTTTAAATACAGCCTCAGTTATATCTCCTATTAACATTCGCAACAAAAAGTTAGTACCGAAAGGGACTGCTTTCTCAGGTTTATTTTTCATAAACCAAAGTTGGCAGGTAGCCCTTCCGATATTGCTTGCTCTTAAACGAAACTTCCTGTTGTTTTTATCGTCAAACTGTTTATCCAAGGCTTGTTCTACATGGCTCATTACTTTATTCTTAGTAGTTGCAGTCATGCTTGCAGTTCCTTCAAGAACTTTTGTAAAATAGTTATGTACGAGTAGTTCAACAGGATGTTCCATATTAAACGTCCTCTACTACATTAACAAACTCATCAATGATGCTATCGTCTTCACTAGAGAATGTTTCACCACTACTTTTTTCTTTATACCTAGATTCAATATAATTGTTTTGACCATCAACCCATGCTACAAAATTACCGAAAGCTTGTTGGTCTGTATCACTGATATCAATCTTGGTAGATAAATCAACTACAGGAATAGGACTAAATACCATATTACCATTAGGCATTGGTGATCCTTCAGTAGTTATAGAAATTGAGTGTTCAGGTAAAAGACGCTTTGCTGAATAGTATTTACCAATAGCTTCTCCCATAACCTTAAACGCATCCTTGTTACTTATTTCCCAAATGACAGGAGCTTCAATAGGTTTATCTAAAGGCTCTCCCTTTGCGTTCATGGTTTCTTTTGATGAAGCTATACCAAATAAAGTACGGACTCGCTTTACAGAAGATATTAAACGACGAGTAGCTTCAGGCAACGCTTGCCAATCTTTGATATACCCTGACGGTCTTCCACAATTAAATCCACCATCATCATCCATATGATCAGCGTTATTGAAGTTGTCTTGTGTAACAAATACTGACCTAATAAACTTACCCTTCTTTCCACTTTGATCTGGAACAGTGAAGGGAACCCAACGCACATAACGAAACCTTTGTAAGAAAGGTCTGAAAGTAATGCCCTCTGAATAATGTACATCCCCATCATTGTCAGTTATTGCAAATGTTCCTCCCGGAACTACTTCCATTTGTCTCTTCTTACCTTTTGTTTCAACCATGTCCATAATAGGTTGATGGCTAATCTTCATTCTAGGGATACTGAGAGAACTATCTTTTGTTGATTGCTTACCCATTCCCATTGCATTTGCCATAATGTCGTAGTTATCTGTACTAATTGTAGATATTTGTGTTTCCATTTAATATTCCTTTCTTGTTAAGAAGATGCCCATTATACACTTTTATTGTTTTTTGTCAAGCATATTCTACAACTTCCATCCAATTATTTCCTATCTTGCAATCCATTATCAATGGAACGTCAAAATTCATTTGAAATTTTAAGTTTAACATATCTCGAAGTTCTTTTTCTACTTGCTCTACACATTCTTTTACATATATTTCCTCCTCTGGATGCGTATCTATAACTACACTATCATGTACACTATTTACAATCATACTTTTAAGTTGTTTATTCTGCATCCTCTCTTCAACTAATAGTAAAGTTAATTGAACTATATCTGTAGATACAGATTGTACAGGATAATTCTTAACTGCTGTAAAGTATGTGATGCTACCATTACTCCTACGTTTAGCATCAGGAAAAGCAAACTGTCTTCCTGTGGGTGTCGTAACCATTCCTGTAGACATTACTTCATTAGCTAACTGCTTATGCCAATACCCTATACCCTCATACTTATGTATAAACTGTTTATAGTATGTTTCTTCTGCTGTAGATTTTCCATACCCTGTAGCCCCAAACAAAGGAGCGAAGGTATGCTCTTTAGCCTCTTGTCTAGAAGTCTTTTGTCCTGCATCTGAAATTACTTTTGCAGTATAACTATGTACATCAAAACCAGTGTTGATCTCTGACTTGGCTAACTCATCTTCACCCAAAAATGCTGCTGTTCTAAATTCTAACTGTGCAAAATCTGCCTCTATTATCTTACCACCTTCCCAACGAGATTTAAATACACGCTTGATAGGAAAAGTATTTCCCCTTGGCATATTCTGTAAATTAGGTGAGTCTGACGCAAGTCTACCTGTAGACGTTCTATGCTGTACTAATCTTACGTGTAGTTTACCATCAGTTTTCATATAAGTTTCTATTCCATCAACGAAAGAAGATAGATATGTATCTAATGCAGATAACCTTCTTACCTTATGTAAAAAGTTTTGCGCTTTTGTCATTTTTTTGCGTTTAGCTACTTCTTCTAACATCTCTATGTTTATCTTACTTGTACTAAAACCATGATTAGATACCCAACTGGCAGAGGGAGCAGAAAACTTTAACCCTGCAATCCGTTGTTGAGGTAGATAAAGAATACCTTTAGAGTCACATACCTTACATAATCGTTTTGCCTTTCCTATCGTACCATCTTTTTTTCTTGCGATGTTAAAGCCTCTACCAAAACAATCGGAACACTGTATAGCTTTTGTTTTATATACAATACTACTTTTCTTTACTACCTGTTCCTTATAGTCTTTCTTTTTCATGTACGGTGTAAAGTTTGTAGCCCAATCATTTTTTTCTATAGGCTTTCTACTGTAGATCAGAGTGCTTAGTTGTTCTGGTGAGGATAAATTTATAGGCGTATCCCCCATTAACTCTATCACTTCAACATTCAATGCATTAACTATATCTGCTTGCTCTTTTTTAAATTCCTCTTTAACAGACATCAGTGCTTGTTTATCTATAGAAAACCCTCTTGAATATATCTTTGCTAAAAGTTTGCATAACTCATTAGTTAAATTAACAATGGGATTAAGAGAAGAATACTCCGTAGTGTATAGCTTCTTTATTAGAAGTTCAGATAGTTCTTGTGTAGCTTTAACATCAGCTAAACAATACTCTTCTAAATCATCACCATCTATGTCATCTACAGATACACCTGCTTTAAGTTGTTCCTTCATCAAGTCCATCTTCTGATTATCAAGGCAGTATCTTTCTGCAATCGCCTGTAAAGATAGTGGTTGTTTCTGTGCTCGTTGAAACAAATACTCAACAAGCATAGTATCAAACACTGCACCATCATACTTAAAACCACAATCCCACAACCAAATGAGTTCATGTTGAGCATTATGACAAATGATCACAGTAGCCTTATCCAGTTGGGCTTGTAGTTTGTCTTTAGCTCCCTCCGTTGTATGCGTCTTGTGGTTAAACCAGAAGGAAGACTCCTCTCCTCTATCTGTTTTTGTACATACAAGAACCAGTTTATTTTCAGGCGTGAATGGATCAAGTAATATTTTTCCTGAAGGTAAACGAGTTACTGTATTTTCTATATCCACTGTAAGTTTCATATACCCCTCCTATGCACTATATGTAGCCGTATCAGGGTCAAACATGGTTACAACTCTACCATGCTTGCCAGTAAGCTTATTCTTTAGTACAAGCCAATGTCTCTCTGCGCTATCTTCCTCCTGTTGTCCTTCAATCATTGGTGTCTTAGTAAGACAAAATAATATATCTGCCTCTGAAGCTTTGCCTGTTCTACTTCCTTCAAGCATAGACATATCTACAAACACTTTACCTTCTGCTTCAGCAGATAATTGTGACATAGCAAATATCACAC